TGGTTTCTTGGCTCATGATTCTTGTTTCGTGTGAAGTGTTTCCATAGCCTTGCGCTTTTTCTCAAGCGCAGTCAATACTTTTTCTTCAATAGTTTTTGAGGCGACTAGAACCCTTTGGATAGAAGGGCTTTTTGCATTAGCGCGGTGGATGCGGCCGAGTGTCTGGACATACTCCTTCACGTTAAACGTAGGCGAGATCAGACTCATGCGCGGATGCCCGCCGTGTTCGTCATGTAAAGATACGCCAACTCCACCAGCAGCGATGTTGCAGATGATCACGCGGGTTTGATTGGTCTGGAATCGCTGCACGTTATCTTCGCGAACCATAGCTGACTGACCACCAACAACGACTGATGCGTCGGGAAACGACGCCGCCAATGATTTGACTGTGTCCACGAAGTTGACAAACACAGCCACACTGTAGCCCTCTTCGAGAGCATCTCCTACCATGTCAATGATGTCGGGAACTTTTGCCGCTTCTGCAAGTTGTCGGGCGCGAAGAATCTCAACAAGAATGTGTGGGCTTGCACCGCCGCCTTCAAGGAAGGTGTCAACGATTTCAGGTGTGATGCCGTGCTGCTTGTAGAATTTAGCAATGTCGCTCAAGCCAGAAAATGCTAGTGGCTCTGTGATAATTTGGTTATCAGCAAAGGCCGCTGGCAAATCCGCTGGAGTGAGCTTAACGCAGTTCACGCCGTAGAGTTCTTTGTTGAGTTCGATCAACTTCAAGAGTGGACCAGATACCCAGTTGTGCCACGGGTCTTGCCTGCAACCGTAGCGCATCATCCAACTCGTCCAACTCTTCTTGTCACCGTCTGGCTTGTTCAGTGAGTGTTTGCCGAGAACATAACCCATAGACCGCATCTCTGTAGGGTCTTGACAGGCTGTTGCTGATAGAAGCAAGTTGTAGTATCCAGCTTGCCTTGCGGCGATAAGCATCTGGCTGTTCTGGGAATAAGCTGCTTTGCATTTATGGCACTCGTCCCAAATGATAAGCGTGTCGGTCGGAAGTTTCCAACGGTAGATTTTCTTACCAGCTTTGGTAAGATGTTCGTTACCGCGTTTGATCTTCTCGTAGTTGGTTACAAAGATCGGCGTGATGCCAACCTCTTTGAACTCGCGCTCCCATGACGGTATGACGATCTTCGGACAGACGACGGCGACTGGCACGCCTAACTCTAACGCAACTCTGGCTGCGATAACTGTCTTGCCGACTCCCGTATGAGAGCCGTCAAGTGCGCCTCTGTGCTGCTTGAGCGCGGCGATAAGGAAGTCAACGGATACCCGTTGCTTGTCAAATAGTGTTTTCATAGTTATTTAAAAGTGACACTTTTCGCAAGCCCAGCCCAAGTTCCATGTATAGATGAGCCCGCAACCGCACGCGCATTCCATTTCATATTCTTCTAGTAACTCATCCATTTGGACTCCAAATTCTTCAGCTTTGAATTCCGAACCGTGATGTGGGTTTGCAGGCTTCCTGTATCGGTCATCCTGTAACGTGTCGCAGTGCTGGGCATCCAGTAGGATGTTGCAGCTACAGGCTACATGAGCGATGTGCGAGATACCCGATTCAGGGTCCAAGTCTTCACCGTCACGCCACGCGTTGAGGTGGCGCATGATGGCTGCTACATACGTAGTCGCGCACACGCCTGTATCGCGCCAATTATAGGGCCCGTATTTTTCTGCACCCAACCTGTGAACCCACGCGGTCTGCTCCATAGCAAACGGCGGGATCAATGCTAGTGGTGTTTTTGTTGCGCCGATTGCGCCTTTAGGATCATTTGGTGTATTCATGGTTTGTTATTCGTTATTGTTTTATGAGAGCGAAGAAGCGCCCATACTGGGCGATCAGGAAAGCGTCCACGATACCATCGTGCGGGACGCGGCAGCGCGGAGAGGCTAGCCATTTTTCTTCTGGTTCGAATGCTTGTGCTTTCTCAAGGGCGACCTTTTTTGTTTGACCTTTGAGAACTTTGCCAAGCATCGCCTTCTGCCATTTGGCTACTTCGACAGGCTCGACGGTAAGGACGTGGGACTCGCACATGCCAAGAAGCTTGCCAAATGAGATGCCCATTGAGCGCATGGCTTGCGATGTCTTTGCGTGCTTGAGGGGTTCCTCAATCAGGATTCGGGAATCAGTATTCAGATCCATGATCCACCTATACACTTCGAGCGTATCGATCTCCCGCTTGCCCGCACGCCACATGCATGGCATTTCAATGTAGCTGATAACTCTACCAGAAAAAGCAGAGATAGCGCAGATGCCTCCGTCGAGTCCATTGTCGATTCCTATAATCATTCTTTGTTAGATTTAAGTTGGGTTACGTGGGCTTTTGCCGCAACAATAGCCGCAGCTTGAAGAGTTTTGTTTTGTTCAACACGTCTGCAAGCACTCATTACAGTAGCATGATTGCGGTTAAAAACTTTGCCGATGTCCGCGAAACTACATTCAAAGAATACGCGCATCAGAGACATAGCTACGTGTCTGGCGTTTACAATACGTGCTTCCCTAGACTTGCCTTTTATATCTTCGACAGAGACTCCAAATTGGTAGGCAGATGTTTCAAGTATAACTTTATATCTGGTCTCATCAAACATAGTATTTTTCATAAGTGTTTAACAGGATCAATAGAACTTTTGTTCACAATAATTCCGTCACCCCATTCAGGCACGTGGATGTCATAACCCTTTGTAAGCGACTGCAAGAAGAAAACTTCACGTGCTGTCTCGGGTATGACTCTATAGTATTCACCTTCTAACGTGACAATCTTAAAGGTAAAGTCGTTAAACACCACACTGTCTATGCGGACTAGCGTCGGTGGGTTTTGCTCGATTTTTATATTGTTAAACATAGTTATGATTCTGGTTCTGGTTCTACTTCTACATCAATGATTTCTGGTTTCATTTTGGAGATTGTTCCGTTGCCCCTGTCGGTCTTCGCGTTGTTCAGGATGCTAATGTCGATGCGCATGCTGCTAGCGCCACCGCCGTTCTTAGAATTCAATCCAAGGTTACGGCGAATTAACTGGTCTAGCTCTGACAATTCGCGAACCGACTTCGGCCCTTTCAAATTCTTCATCGAGTCGCGCAGTAACTTGATTCCAGCTGCCGCAATGTAGTGCTGATACTTGTCGGCTGGAGAAGCTTGTGACTCAGCGATCTCCATCATCTGCTCGTCCTCTACCGTGCGCGCCGCTTGCTTGGCAAGTCTGATCGCGTCGCCAGTGTAGTTGTCGAGATTGTCTTCGAGCGCCTCAGCATCCTCATCCGTGTCGTCCACGTATTTGATGTGTTCCTCAACTTGTTTAGGCAGTGGAGTGCCAGCGCGCCGTCTAGCAGGCAGACCAATCTTCTTGAACCAGCGACGGACAGTGCCAGCGTGCACGCCAAGCTCGCGGGCAATCGAATTGATCTTGTAATCTTTTGCATAAAGACCTAACGCCTTTTGCAGTAGCGGGTTGCTCGACGGCATATCGCTATTTTCTTCGTTTTCAAGTTCTTGCTCCATGAGATTGACGGTTCGTGTGTTAGGGGTTATGATGCGATTTAACCAGTATGGCAACAAAAATTGTAAAGAAAAGTAAAATTCTCGAACCGCGAATCGATCCAGTGACTAAACGCATGGACGTAGGTGGATTTCTTATTCCACCCACAAACCTTATAACAGCGCTGTTATATGGGTTTGCTAACCACACGAACCTGCGGGCGAAGGAGTTTTATTTCTGGCGTTGCTGTGACGAACTTTGGAACAACGCCGACATGCCAGAGCCGTTGATGGTGAGACATCCGTGGGCTGAGGAAATGATTTGGGCTGCGTTGAACAACAAGTATCTGGCAATCGGCGGGTCGGCTAGCTCGGGCAAATCCCACACGATGGCCGCATGGGGGCTGATTAACTGGTTGTCGGAGCCGCGAGACACTCTGGTGATGATGACCTCCACTTCTTTGCGTGAAGCCCGCCAGCGTATCTGGGGCTCCGTAATCGCGTTGTTGACCGTGATACCGTTCGCACCGTGCAAGATTCGGGATTCGATTGGGTCTATCGCTTACGTCGATGAGGGTGGGACTCTTATCGAACGTGCTGGCTTACGGCTTATCGCAGCAGAGCGGAGTAAGACACGCGAGGCTGTCGGCAAGTTTATCGGTATCAAGCAGAAGCGGGTCATCGTCATCGGCGATGAGCTTTCCGAAATCTCGGAGGCGATCCTGCACGCTGGTCTTTCCAACCTTTCAAAAAACCCGTGGCTCCAGATGATCGGTATGTCCAACCCAAACAGCCGTTTCGACGCTTTCGGTATTTGGGCAGAGCCAAAAAGGGGCTGGGATTCGGTGGATACTCAGACGGCTGACAACTGGGAGACAAAGTGGGGTGGCTACTATCTGCGACTCGACGGCGAGCGAAGTCCCAACATTACGGCTGGCATGGTTCTGTATCCGTGGCTGCCGACCCAAGAGAAGCTCGACGAGGACAGAGCGCTACTCGGCGTGGAATCTCGCGGCTACTTGCGGATGGTGCGAGCCGTGTTCTTTGACAGCGACGAGACAACGGGCATCTACTCAGAGGTAGACCTCACTCAAAGCGGCAGTATGGGTAAAGTGGTATGGGCGGGCAAGCCCACAGCCATAGCTGGCGTTGACCCAGCTTTCACCAACGGCGGCGACCGAACGATTCTCTACACGGCTTTGGTCGGTTACAACAGGGACGGTCACTACGTCTTCGAGTTTGGGGAATCGATCTTGCTCAACGATGACGCGTCCAACAAGGCGATACCGCGAACCTACCAGATTGTCCAGCAGATCAAAGACCATTGCGTCAAGCGGAACATCCTGCCCGAAAACGTGGCAGTTGACGCCACTGGCGCGGGCTCTCCGTTCTGCGACGTGCTTGCAGGCGAGTGGTCGAATCGGTTCATGCGTGTGGGATTTGGTGGCAAAGCATCTGACAAACGCGTTAGTCAGAACTCCAAACTGACGGGTGAAGAACTTTACGTGAACCGTGTATCTGAACTGTGGTTCGTGGGTAAGGAATTAATGAGAACCAGACAGTTGTTTGGGATTGACTCAGATCTTGCACAGGAGATTACCAACAGGAACTATGATCTGGTCAAGAGTGGCACGCTAAGAGTCCGCATTGAATCCAAGCCAGAGTTCAAATCGCGGTTCGGTCGCTCACCCGACTTAGCGGATGCCGCCTTCCTTGCGCTTGACTGCGCGCGCCAGCGGCTCGGGCTGGTGGCTATCGATCCACCGAAAGGGGAACAGGATGCGGGATACAGGAGGCAGCCTGTGACAATTAAAGAGCTGGGCGGCGCTCTCGAAAACGCGATGAGTTGCTTGGCAGATTAAATCAGATATGGAGAAAAAACTCTCTATATAATAATGTAGTTCATTAAGCCCAGCTTAATGAACTACAACTTCTAAATAGAAGTTTTTATACTCTAATATGAATAGCAAAAGAAACTGACTCACTCACTCATCGATATATCACCACTTAGATGTTGACAGTCTATTAGATATCGCGTAAGTTCCCACCGTTATGGCGGAAGAATTAACAGCAGCACAAAAAGAAATTAATAGAAAACTAGCTGAGTCTGGACGCCCCCCACGTTTTCCTGAGTCTTCAGGTGACCAAACAACACCAAAAACTAGTGCGGGTTTAAAAGAGCTTGGCGCACAGTTATTGCGCGATAGCACAAAGGAAGTGGAGGCTAATAAAAAACTTAATGAAACAGTTAACGGACTTGGGGCTTCAACGGCCATTGGTGGCCCACTTTCGCCAGCGATTCTTGATTCGGGATCTGCGCCTACACCCGATAAAACTTTTTTTGATAATCTAGACTCTACCTTTTCAGGTATCCTTGGAGGACCCAATATCCCGTCGAAATACGGTGGGGCGAAGCTTGAGGAAGCTGCCGATAAACTTCCGAAACAGTCTGAATATGTTCCTCTTTTTAACACAGAACCCGATAAAGAACCCAATAAAGAATTTGGAACGCCGCTGAGTTCGCGGTCAACTTCATCTCTAAGTGGCAGTGTAGGTAAACTTGGTGAAAAGCGCACTCTCGGAACCCGATCAGGTGCCATGCGCACTGAAGCCCGTCGCCTGCGTAGACAAGGTTATCGTAAAGCAGCTGAGGATATGGCGATGGGCGCTTCTATGCAGAGGCTCGATGAACCAAGTATCCTGACTCAGGAACAAAGAGGCAGGAGGGAAGTTTTGTCTAAACAAGCTGGCGTAGCTGAAAAAGACGCTATGGCGATGCAGGGCGAACAGGCTCAATACATGCGGGATCTTCTTAAGGCACGACAAAAACAACTAAATGAAGGGGTCGTGCCGCCATATCCAGTAGGACAAACTACTGCCCCCAATGAAAATAGTTTATTTGGAACGCCAATGGGTTCGCGGTCAACTTCATCTCTAAGTGGTAGCGTAGGCAAATTTGGAGAGAAACGCACTTTTGGCACAACTTGATTTTTAGAATAATTTTATGGCAGAATTTTCTTACGAGTCTGATATTGCGCCGATGCGCGGGACTTATTTTTCTAATGAAAACCTTAATGATAGGGAGCGCAAACAATTGCAGACAGACTACTTGCAAAAAATAGCGCCTTATCAAGACATTACTAATAAGACGCTCGACCGAATGTTCGACGTTCAAAATCAGGAAATTTCTTTTCGCCGCGCCAATCTTGCTTTTGAAGATGAAAAACTCAAACTTCAAGAGGCACGCGATGCGGCTACTAAATATCCTGAAATTACCAAGCAGTTGGAGGATGCTATGCTTGGTAAAAAATCTGTGGATCAACGCCTGCTTGTAGCGGATATCGAGATGAAGAACCCGTCTTTCTTCGCAACCCCTAACGGGAACGCACTGCTTTCAGCCGTCAAATCAAAAATATCTGCTTCGGCAACAACTGAAGCCGTCGAACAAGCTAAATCGAATCAGTTATGGAATATGGCTGCGCAACTGGGCATGCCAGATATTGCAGAACAGGTAGCGTCTGGCGGAATAAATCCTGACGCCGCGCTTAGTGAAATTACCAAACGTAAAAAAGAAGAAGACATGCTTGAAAAGCAACAGAAAATTAATACACAACTAAATGAAGACATACTTAAATTTCAAGCGGGTTATATTGCTGACGATAAGAAATTGTATCGCAATGTAAAACTAGTCGGAGGTAAAGAAGTTAATTATTCTGACTCTGAAGCTGCTGGGGGAAGTGGATCTGCACAAGTATTGCCTGAAAACACTAAGTTTACAGAAACATATAGAGCTAATCTAATTGACGGAGTATCTAGATATACTGACAAAACTGTCGAAGAGTTGAATAAAGAATATGGGGACGGCACTCGCGATAAAGAGCTTTATGATCTGTTCGGCAAACGTGTTAGGGATAACGAGACACAATTGTTTAGGTCTATTGGTCGTCTTGGATATGGCGCAGCACCAGCTGCAACGAAAATAGATTTAACAGAAGATGACAGAATAAAAGGTAGTTTAAATATTAAGCCACCACAATAATAGAAAACTTTAACCAACACAACACCCAGAACCCGCCACAGCTATGACTGAGCTTACCCCAATCGACATTTGGTCCACCGAAAATAACATTACAGATCCAATTGAACAGAGGGTAGGTTATAAAAATTATTTAATTGGTGAGTATCTTGCAAATGATAAACTTGACGAAGAGACAAATGAACTCATCAGAAATAACGTCGCGCTCTCACTAAAACAAGTTGGAGCTTCCGATGAAGTAATTAAAACACAACTCGGGGTTAAAGAGGTTTCTTTCGAAGATCAATTAGCTTCGGTATATGCATATACTGATCCAGCTTCAGAAGAAGGGAGCATTCTTCGCGAATATAACACAGCTAAGAATATGCTGTTTGATGGGCGGTTTAATGAGACCGACCAACAAGCATATGAAACTCGCATGCCTATTCTTGAAGAACAGGTAAAGACAATAGTAAATACTAATTTCAATAAAGCACAACTCGCGCGGGTCGCAGATGGCTCTGTCCCATTTGTCAAAATTAAACGGGAGAACGGAGATTACACATTTGTTGGTGGTGATCTCGCTTCGAACCTCACACCAGTTGAAGCTTACAAGCAAAGCTTGCGTGCGGGCACTATCTCACCAGATGATGCGTTAGCGATTAAACAGTCTTATGAAATTCCTGAAGGCGAAACAGTTCCATACTTTAAAGCTAAAAATTATTATGATGCTATAGCTGCAGCAAGTGCAGCCTCTAAAGAAGACAAAGACGTATCAAAATGGATTGGCCAACTTGCGGAGAATATCGGCGAAGAAGATCAAGAAAAAGGCGGACTACGCAAAACAGCCGAACTACTTCTTGAAGAAGCTGGAGAACAGTTAAAATTTTCTTTAGAAAATTTTGGCAAATTTGATAGTAAGAAATTAAAAGAAGAAGTAAAAACTCGATATGAATTTGCGCGGAATCTATATTCTGGTGAAGCTAAATCACGCACACCTAAACTTACGAATGATCAGCTATATAGTTTAATCATAGATAAAATAGAAAAGAAAATACCCGATTCAAAATTTATTTCTGATGATGATAAACGTGCGGCTATCGAATATTATGCTGGTAGTAGTGCTGCGCAAAACGGGTTATTAAAGTTCCGCACGGGAGATGAAGCTGGTGAGAACATCCATTATTTCGGATATGGAACTCCAGTTATTCATCGCGAAGCTTTAACAAATAAAGAAGCATTTAAGTCGATGCTCGCAGAGAATAAATTATCTGATGAACAAAAAGAGCAAATGACTAAGGACCGCGATATTATGGTCCAATCAATGTTCAACGACTATGATAAAGTATTTAAAGATACTTATCTTGCAGATGATTGGAACCGCGCCCTCCAAGAGGGTTATTCCAAAGGTAAAAAAGATGGAGAGATTCTTGATGACTTTTTACAGACAGCTGACTATAGTGGTGTAAGTAATAGAATACGCGCAATTGGCTGGTCTGTGATAGACTCTATTGCAGAGATAGGTGGTGCAGTAGGGGTAGCCTTTAAATCTGACGCTGCCCGCGAAGTTCTTCTTACAGTTCAAAGAGAGCGTAACTCTCGGCGTCGCCTTGCCAATATGTTTGGCGATGATTTTGGTATTGCTATGACACTCGGTGAAATGGCTGCCCCCGTTATATTTGATGTCGGAACCACAGCTTTATTAACATCTACTACAGGAGTCGGTGGAGCTGCTTATGCGGGTTCTAAGCTCACAGCTCGCGGAGTTGTTCTTGGGATCACTCGAGGTGCTCTTACTACTGGAGCAAAAGAAACAGCAGAAGCTGCGGCTACACGACTTGTTGCTAACGGGCTTGTCAAAGGTGCTACTAAAGAAGCGGCAATAGAATCTGCCGAAACAGCACTTAAAGCTTATGCGAAAACCACAGCAAACAAATATGTAATTCAATCTGCCATATTTATTCCAGCAGCTACAAGATCTGGTGGCAATACCTACGCGGCGGTATATTCTGCTTTAGATAATTCACAAGAAGGAAAATTCCTAACTAAAGAGGAGAAACATTCGCGTGCACTTGCTGCGGGTATTTTTGCGGGTGCTGTTACTGGTGGTATTACACTTGGATTTGGCGCAATAGGGCGCGGGGGGCTTGAAGATTTCATTCTTGGAGGAGCTACTCCACGACAACTGAAAGCTGTTCTCACGAAAATAAAGGGTAGAGAGTTTGGTGCGGGAGTTGACTTTGATAAGCTGGTTACAACTTATGCAAAAAATGGGCTTAAGTCCATGTGGAAAAATTCAGCGCCAGCTGGTGTCGTTAAGAGTTTTACTGATGAGGCTTTAGAAGAAGCAACTGATGAACTGTTTAACGGGTATATTCAAAGTGCAGCTACTGGTCAAGATGTCCCTATCTTAGATAGACTACAACAGGCAGCAATGGCTGGCTTTTATGGTGGTGTATTCGGTGGCGGTATGGGTGTATTCCAGCGGACTGCTGGACGACTGGCGCGCGGCGGTGCCATTGAAGCAGAAAGTCGGGACGCTGCATGGAATAAAGTAACGAACGATATCGCGTCCAGACTGAAAAATGCTGGCAGCCCTCTTGCGGCGGAAGTTATCCTTAACAGACTTAAAAACCCCCTACAAAAAGCAACCACTGCTGCTGCCGTTACGACCACTACTACTGCTACTAAACCCGCTACTGCTACGGCAGATGCCGCTACAGGCGAAATAAAAGATATCGATTTACCTGAAACTCCCGTAAAAAGATTAGGGGCTCCAGCAGAAACTACTGAACCAGCTGCAACTACTGAACCAGCTGCAACTACTACGCCAGCTGCAATTGCTGCACCAGCTGCAATTACTGCGCCGACGGCTGTAGAACCACCATCTGTAGCTAATAAATTTACAGCCCCTCCTTTTACTTTCGGAGAAAATTCTGCGTCGCCTCTTCAGATTCCTTTCGAGTCTACTTATGCCAGTAAAGATAATGGACCACTAGAAACCCGATCTGGTGAAACTGGTATTATAAATAAATCTGGTAGACTGGTCACTTTGTTTGATGTTGGCGGGATAAAAATCCCGTTCTATTTGTCATCAGGCAGAGGCGGTAAAAAAGGTGTTCCAGCTGGCAAATGGTATCCCTTCTTTGGTTTTGGAGAAGATGGTTGGATGAACAAGGGATCTACTGCAGCTATCAATGATTACTACGGTTCTCCGACGTTGCGTGCGATTGCGACACATCTCGATAATACTGTAGGAGATATCAGAGGTAATAAAGACATACCAAAAACAGGTGAGAAAGGGCCTGCTATTCCATTTATTAATCAGGATCTTAATCCCGTTGAAAACAATACAGATACAACTATTAGTGATTTTGATAAAGAGGTCGCTAGAATAAAAGATATCTTAGCTACATTAGAAGGGCAAGAAGCCCCGAGCATTGGGCCAGATGTTGAATCTGACTCTCTAGAGAGTGCCCAAGCGGATCTAGAAAATGTGTCTCAAAACGAAATTCAAGAAGCTATTGAAGAAGTTCTTTCAGAGAGCCAACCTGAAGCCCCCGCACTAGTGTTTACATATACTACTCCTGAAGTTGACTCAAGTATTATTGAAGATTCTACAGATGAAGAACTCAAAGAGCTTGAGATAACACCGAGCGAAATAGAAGCATTATATGCAGCGGGAGATCAACAAGGATTAACAAAAGAACAGATTGATAAGAATTTCGCAGCACTTGCTCCGCCAAAACCAGAATTACCCGAATGGGCAATGGCGCGGACACGCGAAATCTACGAAGCCAGAACAAAAGCTGCGCAAGAGGCAGCTGCAACAGAAGCAGCAGAAGCGGCAAAGGCAGCTGATATTGCCGCAAAAGAAGTAGCCGCAGCAGCAAGAGCTACAAAAGCCGCTGAACGTAAAGCGAACGATGCGGCGAAGAATGTAACTCAACAGGGGGACATTAAAGCAAAGAAAGCTGCGGAAAAAATAGCTATGGCAGAAGCCAAAGCTGCTGAGAAAGCAGCCGCAGCAGAAGCTAAAGCTGTCGAGAAAGCATCTGCGGCAGAAGCAAAAGCTGCTGCAAAGAAAGCCGCTTTAGAAACAAAAGCAAACGAGAAGGCAGCGGCTGATCCACTTAAAGGAAGCACAATCAAAGCATTTAAAAAAGCTATTGCTTCGGTTAGCGAAGTAATAGTAGGACTGGGATTCCCCATCAGGCTAACCAAAGGCAGCTCTTTCGGAATGCCTAAAGGATTCCAAAATGTTGAAAATCAATTTGATATTTCAAACAACATTTCCAAAGCTATCTACGAAAAGTATCCTGTCCTCAGTGTTGTAGAGGTAGCTAAATACTCAGGCATCCTGAAACCTGAACCCCTTAAAACTCCACAGGCAAATGAATTTGATCCAGTCAGAGGTGAGTTCGTTGAAAGAAATAAGCAGACGTATTACGTCGCCACTGACGGTGCGGCAATAATCGGTCTATTTGATAACAACCCACGGAGCATGATCCAGCTGCTGCGAGACGAGATTCCCGTAATAGTTCCAAAATCATTTCCACAATTTAAGTTTAACAAAGCAATTGTAATTGATCCTGCTACTCGAGAGGTTATCGATGTGCTGGGACCAACTGCGGCCGACCCGATGGTGTTGGAATCAAAAGTAGATAGGAAGAACCGAAAATCAACACCACTAGTATCTCAGACTGCCGACGACTCGTTTGAACTTCTTGAAGGACTCAAGCCGATGTCCAGCGCACCGATGGAGGTTCACCGCGACCTAACCAACATTAAGGATATTGAACCACTTGACAATCCCCAAACTACTTTTGCAGAAGCGTCGGCTAAAATAGACGACTTAATTGGCAAGATATACGTATCTCTTACGGGAGGTAGTATCGCAGGTGATTATAGTAAAAACGAGTCGGGTTACAAAAACCGAGCTGCTAAGGATACGGCAGCGGCAATGGCGACTATGATGGGTATTGACCGCGCTAATCTACAAGGCGAATTTCTCGAGCGGGCTAAAGCAGAAGCAGCAATGGAACTTGTTCCTGAGTTTAATAAGGCGCTTGTATTTGGAGAGATCTTCCAGAGCCTTCAGAGATTGGGCGCAATAGAGATGTCCGACGGACGCTACTCGATTAAAGCAGGTGCAGAGCAAGAGGCTCGCAGCATCTTGCTTGATCGTATCAAAGTCCCAGCTGATTTTACCAATGCTAAAACCGATCTACCAATCGTAGAGGAAACAAATCGTAAGGCAGCATTCATCTATACGTTCGGTTTTAAGAAAGGTCAGAGCAAACCAATCCTAAAAGAAGGGGAGAAGAACAAAACGAAGAAACTCACTTCTGATTGGGATAGCAAAGTTCTCGATTCTTATATCGGCGGAATTATCAACGACGCAATCGCCCGACCAGATACAGACGGTCTATTCCCCAACATCAAGGTTATCGCGAAACGAGTGGGCACACGCGCAAGAGAGCGTGCCAAATATGCTATTGATGAGAAAATTAGCGATGATGTCTTCTCGTTAAACATGGTTTCAACTTTCGTTGGCGACGAAAAAGGATCTATCGAGACTGTTGATGTGAATGAGTTCGGTGATTTGTATAACTCAAGCTCGTCTACCATCCCTTACATCTTCACTAAAGAAGCGGCTGAACAAGCAGCCTTAGAGGTGAACAGAATTTTCTTGAAGCCCGCTTACAAGTTGATTAATGAGGACATAGATGTGCAGAAAGCTCTGCGTAGGCTTGCTAAAAACACTGTCCATAAGGCTAGCCCGTCTCTTGCTGATGCACTGAAACCCCAAGATTTGTTTAAAGCAGTGGCTGAGTGGGCTGTCTCGAAGAGCCGTTCTCAAAGCGACTCGTATAGATTCCGTCGTCAATTTCTTGACCACTTCAAAGCTACGAACGAAACTACGGCTACGATCAGCCAAGCTTTCGAAGCTATCGGCGCTTACAATTACAATTTCAAAAAAGTCGTTAATAAGAAACAACGTGACGCACTCATCAAACAAGGCTTCTCAGAATTAGAAACTACACTAATCACACAGAATTCCGTTCCGACATTACTAGCTGCGAAACTCGGTATTACAGAAGCTGAAGCGAGAAGTCTTCACAAGAATCTGGCGAAGACGATTCATCGATTCGACGCGCCATCGTTCATCAACTCGAAGCACCGCGCTTTCTTCCGTGCGAAGAACGAGAAGGAAATCAAACGCCTGAATCTTGAATCGGGTAACCCGAACTCTGTAGTCGCTGCGATGAATCAGATCATGAAGAGCAGCAAGAACAAACAGCACCGCGCTGTTGCACAGTTCCTGCTCAAGAATCCTGATCTTATTACCAAGACCAAGTTCTCCATCGCCAACATCGACAACAATAAAGCTGGTCAGTTCTTCGTCGGTAACGACGGTATCGGTAACGTCGTCATAAATATGACAGGCTTCTATGGATCTGGTGTCGAGTCCGTATTGCTCCATGAGTATCTACACGCGGCTACCGTTGAGTTAACCACCAAGCCTGAGTCCGAACTCTCGGATTCACAACGCATGGCTAAGAAGCGCCTCAATGGTTTGCTTGATATCTCACGTCGCAACTACGAGAAGCAACTCGCTAACGGCGGTCGTAAAAACCTACTGTTCGAGTCAGGCACTCAGAACATCGAAGAGTTCATCGCTACGTTCTTCACCTCTACTGACTTCCAGAAAACGCTCAAGGTAACTAGAGATGCTGAGGGAAGCAGGAACTTCTTCACTCGTATACTAGACGCGATCAAAGATCTTTTCGGAGTTCGACTTAACAAAGCATTCGACTCTGCGTTCGCAGACCTTATCGACTTGACCACAATTGGCAACATCGACTCGGCATCTACTTCGATTGAAGCCCGTATGGATTATGCGATGAGCGTTGCAATCAACGAAGGACGTAAGTTCTCCCCGATTCCAAAATCAATTAGAGATGCAGCGAGACCCGCTGCTGAGATCGATCTTGCGCAGTTCTCCAGCTTGGAGCCACTTGTTGACGGAGAACTCGGAACTGCTCAACAGCAGCGGATGATCGACTATCTGATCGATCAGGCGGTGCGCGGGCTAATCCCAGCCGACGTAGCATTGTCAGTATTTAATACTCAACAAGAAGCCGATGACAGCGGAGTATTCGACGGACGACCTAACGCAGCCATTGTTGCCACAGTAGTCCGTAACGCAGATGGCACAGAGCAGTCCGCGATATTCATTAACAGAGCCAACATGCGCAACGCATTGCTATCGCGCAGCTCTGTGATTGAAGATGCTGAGATGGCGAAGGCGATACTCGAAACCATTATCAACGAAGAGCTTACTCACGTAGCTGAGTTCAACGCGATTCCGACTGAGACGATCAATGCCATGATCGACGAAACTCTCGATCAAGAGTTTGATGGTATCATTGACGATTACACATCTGATCCTGAACTACGCGCTTCTTTGAAGGAAGGTATTCGTGGACCAGATGCAGCGGAAGTCAAACGCCAGATGATTGGTGAGCATCTTCGCATGTATCACCAGCGTGTTGCTCGCGGGTTTACCACAGAGGAGGACATTGCTTTCTTTGAAGGTAGCCCAAGCCTGATGAAGATTGTGTTGCGTTACCTTCGCGGAGTATTCAGACGGACATACGCACGTTACAATCTCAACAAGAACAATCCAGAACTCGCAGCGGTTATCCACCTCATGTCGAATGAGCTGCGTTACCTGCAAGCTGGTTCATATGCAGTTGACGGTCATAATGAGTTTGACCCTCGCACGCCACTGGCTGGCTTTGAAGTTCTTCGCCGCCAGTTCGCTGCAACTAGCGTAGATATCACCGATCAAACGACAGATGAAGAAGTCGCTGCTCGCTTCCAGAGCGTGCTCGACTCTGTTGATCTGCCAGTTTCACAGTATGTAAAAGGAAACTACAAAGGGTTCTCTGGCATAGTAAGCTGGTTCAAGGGCGAACTTGATCCGCGTGTAACTCGGGTGAAGAAGCAGCAGATATTTTTTGAGAATGCTGTAGAAGCTATTGCTAAGAATTACATGACGAAGCTAGCTAAGCTGATCGATGAAACGGATGGCGGAGTTGATGAAAATGATCTTTCGGATGCAGCTGGAACCACTGAGATGATTACGGTTGATAAAGATACGATGCTTAAATTGTCACAGCCGTATCTGTCAGCTTTGAAAGAGCGCAAGAGAAGAGTCGCAGCTGGAACACTCGATCCAAAATATATTTCTAAAGAAGCACAATCTGAGATGCGTAAGAGAATGTTTAAGGACCAACTCGAAGTTTACCGCGACTCTCTCCGTGATAATATTCGGAGTAAGCAAAGCGCGGCGTTAGCGCGTATACGTGAAAACTATCCAGAGCTGGCAGCTACTATAGCTGAGTTCCGTTCAGTTATCGATAGCACTTCCAGAAAGCTCAAGGATACTTATAGTCTTTCAGAGAGTATGCAGATCAAGTTTGATTCGAACATGGGCATCTACTTGACACGCGCATACAAAGCGTTCAACGAAGAAGGTTACATAGACAAGGTTCTCAGATCAAGTGACGAAGAATTTGTTTTGCTACGCGAGAGAGTCACACCATATTTCGAGAAGCGTTATGCGGAGAAACTTGCGGGGATTCTTAAAAAGCAATCTAAGATAGACGCCGCTAAAGATCCCGCTAAGAAGGAGCTTACAAAGGAAGAAGCTTTGCAGAAGGCCGACAATCAAATAAAAGATGATCCAACTTTAATTGCGAACTTCATGGCTCAATTCCTGAGATCTTATGAAACGGATTATCGTAAACGTAGACCACTAGAGGGTGGTGTAACCAAGTCACTGATCGATAACTTAAAGAACAAAAGTAATTTAGATTGGGCAGTTCGCGAATTGCTTGGAGAATACAAAGGCTCAGATCAAGCCATCAACAACATGTTCCGAACATATGCTGTTGTAACATCAATGGTCGCGCGCCAGTCATTCTACAATAACTTGATTTCTATTGGGTCAATGGTAGAGCAAACCAATTTGAACGGCAAAAAAGAAATGGTCGGTTTCCTCATGACACGGGATGAGTTAAACAAGAAGATGCGTAGCGACCCTGCCTTTATTGCAAGTGATTACGTTAACCTAAGAACTGGGCGCTCCTTTATTGGAGACGCCGATGATGCCATACCCAAAGATCTTGCTGGTCAGTATGATCCTACATATCACTACTACGGACCTAAAGAATTAGTTGACGGTATGCGTAACGCTTATGCTCCTCAGTTTGACGACGAGAACAAAACGTCTTCGAGAAGAATTTTAGATAATGCACAGTGGCTTGCTTCAACACTCACTGGTCTATCGCTCGGAGCGAAAACATTATTCTCTGTTGGATTCTACTTACGAAACATTGTTAGCAACATGGTATTCTTCGGCACATCGCAAGGTTTTGTTAACGTGTTTGCTATGGGTAAAGAGCTGGGTTTGGTCAAAGATGCTTTTTGGGACCCAAACAATATCGACGAGACCCGCGCAGATCTTACCGCTTTCGGCATTATAAACAACGAG